ATAAAATTCGGATCGATGGCCTTCATTGCCTTATTTGTCATCTCAACGATATCAAGTTGAGATGCCTCAAAGTACGCCACTGAGTCGCCAAGCCCCTCAGAGATCAAAAAGTTTTTTAATTCGGTGGGCGTCATATTTAATAAGACTTGCCCGCGTCCTTCTTTGATTATTCTGGCGATAGCATCTTGTAATTTCTTTGTCGATTTTGTGAGTTGTCGTTCAAATTCTTGAGCTACACTCACCTCTTTTTTTAGGATATCTAACCTTGATTTTATCAAGGCTTTCATATCTGGATTTGATTCGGATTCGAGTTGTTTTTTGAGATCATCGATAGCTTCTTGATCAGCATCTTTCTCAGCTAGGGAGACATGATGATGAGGATGATGCCCACAATGAAAACAAAACATAAGAATCCTATCAGACTAAGCAAGGCAGTCAGTGAGCAAAAAGCCATAGTTTTGAGCGATAACTTTGTCTTGATGGGTATGTTCTAGCCATACAGTGCGCTTTGTCATAGCGAGATCATCATAGGCACCACTTGAGAAGCCAGCATATTCGAAATTAAGAGCAGCTACTGGCATAACCTTAGTACCGTTCTTATTGCTTACCGCATCGCTACCCTTCATGATACCCATGAATACGCTATCATCTGTCCAGATTTGAGCTTCGCTTGAAGTCAAGCCGGCGTTTGCGGTTTCTTTGCGAGCAGAGCCAACAAACACATTTTGCACGCCTAAAACTTCTTTGAGAACGCTGATCACCATGTTATCTTGCATAATTCTATTGCCTGCTGCTGTACCTGATGCGGTTGAGCCAGCTGTGAAAAATCCTCTGACATCTGGAGCTCTAGACAAAGCACGCAAAGCGCCATAACCGAGAACGAGAGTATCTGGCAAAATACCATGAGCATTTGCACGGATAACGTCGATGAGGGCGTGAAGATCGGTTAAAGGTTCAGCGCCAGCGGAATTCCATTGAGTGCCTTTTGAGCCATTGCCTAGCGCATCGAGATCGGCGGTATATGATCCCCAATTACCAGCACTAAAAAGAAGATTTGCGAGGCGTGATTCACGAGCCAAAAGCATCGCTCTTTGAACCTTCTTAAATGATCGTGTTTCTTCATTGCCAGGATATTGAGAATAAGCGATATCTTCTAAAGCGATGCTATCAGACAAAGAATAGATCTTAGCGCTGTATGTAGTGCTAGTGCGATCAAAGTTACCGATTGTTTGACGACCAGCGCCGGGAGCTCTTTCTGCTGACACATCTGGCGCGCCCATAAAATTACGAGTTTCTTCGATGAGAAGAGTACCAGTAGGGCCAACAGAGGACACATCAACCTTTTCAATCACTTGATCTGCAATGAGTTGACCATCACTAGGGATCGCTTCAATGGCAAGATTTTTTAGGATTTCGTTGACTGGATGAATGTTAGAATAGCTAGGATTTGCCATGTTATACTCCTAAAGATGGGCTAAATAAAACTTCGATTTGTTCGTTGCTTGAGCCGGCTACATTGACATCATTAGCCAAGAAGCGCCCCGCAATGATTTGAGTACTCGCACCAGCGCCGTCATACGCATAGACTTTACCAGCGAGACCGGGCATAACAAAGAAATGAGTACCGGCGGTGATAGCGCCCCCAGCGATACATCTTGTTAAGCCTAAAATGCAAACATTGACGACATCGCCACTTGAGACGGCTTGTTGAGATACGCCTACAGGTACATCGGTTGAGGCTGTGCATGGGGTAACCTTGCCATCAGAGTCTTGCTTAACGAGTTGAAAAGCGGTGATGCTGGCAGATGCAACAAAAGATTTATAGATTGACTGTTCATTGAAAGCCATGATTTATACTCCGAAATAGTTTTTATAGGCTTGTGGATTTTCATTTTTAAAGAGGTCAAGCGCTTGTGCAAAAGTGATGCCCTTTTCTTTTTGAATTGATCTAACTTGTTCACTCAAAGAGATAGGCTTGCTTGCTTCAGCGTGTCCGACTTCAGATAGATTGACGGCTTGATTTGCTTGTCTCTCAGAGAACATACGCCAAAAAGATGGGCTTTTGTCCTTGAGGTCGTAGGCTTCTTCAGCTACTGCTTTCTCGCTTGGCGCGATCTTGCCAGTGTTTAAGAGGGCATCGATAGCGTTCTTGCGTTCAGCGCCATGTTTTTCAGCTTGAAGCTTATTAACTTGTTCATTAAGGGCGGTAATCTTGATAGACATTTCATTCATCAATTTCACGCTAGCTTCGCTCATAGCAGCATAGCCGTCTTTCTTTTCACCATCAGCGACGAGCATAGCATCTTCTTCGCTCACGCTTGATTCCATCTCAGACTCTAGTGCTGATAACTTGGCTTCTAGTTGCTTGACGAGCGCGTCTTTTTCTAAAAGCATGGCAATGAGCTCATCGGGGCTTTTGCCTTGTAATTCTGTTTGATCCATAAGTTTCTCCGATAAAAGAATACGATCTATTTTTGATTGTGATTGTGCTGGTCTAGGCGTTAAGGTCACGGCTAAAAGTTGGGCATCACCTATTTTATTTCCGCCGTCTCTAGCATAGACAGGGCCTATGATAAATTCAGGGCTAGACCATAGATTACCCTCAGACTCCTCAACGATTTGAGCGCCCTTGGCTGTATAAAGAGGATAGGCATAAAGCCCCTCGTCCTTGATTTCAAGGTCGGCTATTTGCCCCAAAGCCATAGACACATCAGGGCTAGAAAGGCTAGAGGCATAAGGCGAAGAAGCATGATTCCAATCAATAATAACATGATCATTATTTTTTCGCTCATAAAATACCCTTACGATTTCCTCTAGGTCTGCCATCGTGATAGTGCTGATTTTATTGCCATTCATACGACTATTTACATCGCCTAAAGCCAGCGTTAAGAATGGCTTGCCTTTGATAAGGCTGGCTACTGGCCTTAATTCGCTTAGCGCTTTATATTCTTGATCTGCTTTATCCATTTGTCCTACTACCTTTTTAGCCCATGTATAGCCAGCATCACCGCCCCAACCGTCCCACGCTTGTCGCCCTTTGCCATATACCGCCCATGTTGAGCCTTGCTTATCGACTTCATGACGGGTAAAATAGGCAAGCATACGGCGTACGGTATCTGGTGATAATTGTTTTGCATTGATTAAATCTCTTGCTCTTGCGATGCCTATAGGAGTCATACCCCTTTGAGATGAGGGCTTTTTTGCCCTATTATCTAAAGCGCGTTTAGCAGCTTCTTGAGCGCCTTTAGGTGGGGTAAAATTAATGTGGCTATATTTATCTGGTATCGCTAAATTCATCAATTCAGTTGAATTTTTGAGCTGCTGATTGATCACTTGCTTTTCAAATTTACTCATCTCTAAGACTCCTCAATCTCTCTGCCATGGCAAGAGATGGATTTTGCGCGACTTGCCTATCTTGGCTAGTACGCACCGCCTCAATGGGCAATTCACCGGCGCCGATTCTTTGTCTGATCGCCCGTTCTAGATTGTCATCTGGGGTAAGCAATTGACTTTGAACAAGCGAAGGCAAGCTATTTAAGGCATCTGTAAGCTCGTCATTGTCTAGGCCTGTATGCACTAGACGGGGCAATTTACTAGATTCGATCTTGCCGTAATTGAAGTTGATTAAACGCCCGATTGTACCACCACCAGCGCGGTCTTGCCCTGATATAGCAGATGCGACTAGATCTAAGAAGTTAATACATGCTCTTCTAAATACTGATAGATGCACTTCACCGACCGATCTGGCGCCAGTGTCCGAGATACCTAAATTCAAAAATTGAGCCATGAAAGCTTGAGAAATCTGATTGTCGCACTCTTGAATAACTTTGAGCGCCCCATCTGGATTGAAGCCAGCTTGACTACCAAAAGCGCTAAACTTTACCGCCGTATTTTCCACTAAATAGGATTGCTCTTGGGCAATATAAGATTGCGCTTGCCTTACAGCCTCATTGATCATCTCAGATAATTGCCCATCAGTGAAGCCAGATCGTTCAGCAACCTCTCTATCAACAGCCACAACAGGCGTAGGGATAGCCCAGCGCTCAACGCCCACCGATAAGAGATTTGCTGTTCTTTGTTTTTGAGACCACCACCACCAGCAAGGTCTTAGAAGCCCAATACCCTCGAAATTTGAGCCGGTTTTATTTAAGGTTAGTAGCAACAATTTTGATGCTGGTATAGGTTGAGGCTGTACGCCCCCCACCATGTTTTGAATAACGCCGTCAAGATTACGACCGTCAGCAGATAGCCATCTTTGATGAGATGATGGCTCACGATCTGCGTACCTCTTCAAGAATACTTTTTCTTGCCCGATAGAGTCTTTTTCAACGCAATAAATTTCCTCAGCATATCGCCAGCCTTGAGGTATAAACTCTAGTAAATACCCCAGTTGTTCTTCCCATGAAATATCCATCATGCCACTATACCCATCAAAGCCGTATGCCTCATTTGCGAATCGTGCCAGCTCCTCGGCTACATCGCTATCATCACCAGCTTTGAAAATCCATTTAGCAGATAATAAGGTCTGCTTTACCACCGTCCACGATCTTTTAACGATAGGATCAGTAGCGAGCATATCCTCAGCAGTGATTACCCAGTTACGCCCCGTCAGTTGCGGATTCTGTTCTTTACCGCTCACATACCCAGATAAAAGATTTGTCCCAGGTATGCCGTAAGTTTTATAAATAGGTTGAGCATCAATATATTGAGTCTCTTCCCCTTTAGTCTTTAGCGTCATAGCAGGATACATATTTTTACCTTTTGAAACATATTGATACGCGATTAAACATTATTGTAGGTAGCATATTTAGAGAAAATCAAATAAAAAGCAAATAAATCAAGATTTAGAGAAGCCAGCCCTAGAAACTGCAAGGATAAAGAGAGCCGGCTTGTACTCGATGTGTGCGTTAAGATCGCTAGAAATCATCTCAATCAAGGATACGATAAGAACGCGCCATCTTAACACAAAGCAAGGGCTACTTATTTCAATGTGCATAATCAAAAAGCAATTTTATATCTTGAGTGATGGGCGCGTCTGGTACGAGGGTAAATCGTACGATCCTCAAGACTGTGAATTTTTGGAGGGATCGTATCTAGTGCTCAATGCGATAGATGAAAAAATTGAAAAGCTACCTAAAAAACAGGCTAAAATAGAGCCCGTCCATATACCACAAGAGAAAGATTTAGATATGTCTTTACCGTTAAATTTAGATATGCTCATCACATATCCGTCTATCACATCACAAGCGCCAGTGACTCACACGGCTATCGAATCTCCAGCGCTACCACCAGAGATCAATCAGCTTCAAGAGCTGATCAAATTGACTGGCAATAATTTGCCTCTAGCAATAGCGATCTTGATTGCACTGGTCTTTTATAGAGATAAAAAAAAGAAAGATCAAGAGTCTCAAGATCATGCTATTGCTTGCGATATCGAGAGAAAAGACCTGCTTAAAAGACTAGATATTATTGAGAGCGAATTTAAGCAATTCGAGAGAGATCAAGTTAAAATCATGGTCGGCGATGG